GATCGTCGACCTCGAATGCGTCCGCGCCGTTCCGAAGGCTCCGGTCGTATTCGCAGAGCGCCTTGTTCTGTCCGGCGGTGAAGGGGTATGGGAACTCGTTTTTCTCGCGTTCGTCAAATGCTTTCACGCCGTCCCAGTCGTCGGATTCCTTCATGGCTTCGCGGTCCTTCTCGCGGATGGCCTGTGCCTCGTTGTAGGCGATTGCCGTGCTTCTCATCTGTTCGAAGTATGTGTTCTTTTCCATCGTGTGTTCCTCCTGATTTTCGCTTGTTTTCTGTGCCTTTCGGCATGTGTATATATCACTCTGTCCGGCACATATAGCAAGTCAATTTGCAATATAAATTGATAACTTTTCGTGTCTGAAATCAGGATTCTTCGGTTTTTCCCGTCATGATGAAACGCACATATTCGCGGCGGTGTTCCTCGATGTATAGGACTAATTCGTAGTACCCGGAATCGAACGCCAGCCGCTGTACCTCAATCACCGATAGCATGTTGACCTTTCCGGACTCGCGGATACTCATAATCTGATTGAAAACTTTCTCATCCATCATTCCGCATCTCCAACCTTTCTCACGACGTCTTCTCCGTAGATGACGTTGAGTCCGCTGCCGTTGTCCCAGTGGACCAGCAGGCTGCCGGTTTCGTCGATGCCGTAGACCGTGCCGCGGGTTCCGATAGGAGGAGCCTGAATGTCGTCCATCTGGACCAGCTCCACGCGGGTGCCGTTCGGGTATTGTTTGCGCAGCTGTTCCGGTCTGATCATCCTCATGCCTGCACCTCCTCGGTAGCTTCATCAGCAGTTTCCTTCTTGGGAGCGCCGTTCTTCCAGCTGGAGTTGCCCTCAAGGTTCTGGAGCAGGATTTTCCGCTCCTGCTTGTATTCCGCGCCGATGAATCCGAGGCGGAGCAGGAAGCAGCGGAATGCGTACTTCTCGTTGGTGACCGGCATCTCGGTCGAGCTTGCCCGTTTCAGGTCTTTCGAGAGCTTGCAGAGCTGGGCGATGAACATCGTGTAGGCTCTTGTCTCGTCCGGGCTCGGCAGTTCCGGGAACCATGGGAAGGCGATGCGGTCTTCCTTGATTTCAAACCGTAAATCCTCAATGCCCAGCGCCTTCTTTATGAGCGTTCCTTTTGCTTCGAGGACGTTGGTCAGTGTTCCGACCGCGACCTTGTCGAGCGGAATCTCGACCGTCAGGCCGGTTTCCTCGGCTTCCTGCGCGGTTTCGTCTGCTTCTTCGGATTCTTCCTCGGCTTCGGTTTCCGCTGTTTCCTGCGGCTCCGGTTCGAATCCTGCGTCTGCGATGGCTTCGAGAACCTTCCGGGCCTCCTCGCTGTCCGCCATGTCGTCGAACTCGAGTGCGCCGTCCTTGGTTACCGTGAAGTAGTCGATCTGGTAATTGCAGGTCGGCATCTTCATGTACTCGGCCTTTGCGCCGGTAGTATTGGCGATGACCTTGACCAGTTCCTTCCTCTGTGTTCCTGTTACGTTGTAATTGATTCGCATTTGTTTTACCTCCGTTTAATGTGATTTTCTGCCGCAGGCCCTGTGCCTTTCGGCATGTCTATACATCACTCTGAACGGCTGTAATATCAAGCGAATCCGCGATAATTAAGGCGTAGAATTATCCAGCCTGTTCTGGCTGTAAAACTGGTCGTAATACACAATCCCGGCAAGCACGAAATACACGCACGGTAGCGCGACCCCGTTGCCCCACATAGCGTATTCCTTGGAATCGGAATGGGGATTTTTCAGCCACTTGCGTATCTGGTTGTCGGTTTTCGGCTTCTTCGCGCGCGTCACGGCCTTGCGGTGCGTTTCAAACACATCCCGCCAGAACACCATTTCCTCATCGGTCGGGTTCTCCGTCCCGAGGTCAGAGCACCACCAGTCAGGGAACCCCTGCAGACGCGCGCATTCGGTGGGCGTGAGCCTGCGGACGATGTATTCCGGCTCGGCTGACACCGTCGGCGGGTCTTTGTAATCCGTGGCGACGAGCGTGTCCGCCGCGTCCTCGTCCGTGAACTTCGTATGGTAGGAGTTCTTGCTCGAGTGGTAGGCGATGCCGTGGTTCTCGGTTGCGTTCAGTGTAAAGCTGACGCCGTCCTCGGAATATCCGCTTCCCCGGTGCGATGGTCTTGTGCCGTTTCCCTCAAGCGCCACAACAGCAATGCCTCCCTGATTGCAGGCGGGATCGCCGCCGCGGGTATCGAGTGTCCGCGATGTGTCCGCTTCGTAGATTCCGGCGTGCGGATTGTCCGAGAGCATAGCGCGGCTCGAGTCGGAGCTGATGCCGAACGCCTTCATGTTCACGACCGCTACTCCGCCCTGATTCGAGTCGGGCGCGTTGCCTCCGGTGTCTATCGTCCGGGCGGTGTCTGTTTCGTAGCAGTTCTGCCGGGCGTTCCCCGTGCCTTCCGAGGTGAACCGCACATCGTAGGTTTTCTGTTCCTCTACCACGAGCGGCTGGTTGTTGCCGCCTGTGCCATACCGGGCAGTCACCGTGTCCGCCGTATCGAGCGGACCGCTGTAGCGGCTGTCCTGGCTGTGGTTCTCGTAAACGGTCGCGGGAGGTTTTGATGCTTTCAATGTAGGTGATTTCTCAATCTCAAATCCGATGCCTTTCGCTTTTGCGGAATGTTCCGTGCAGAATCCGGCCGACTGCAATGTCACGGGTGGGTGGTGCGCCTCAGCGCGGAGCGTGCCGGTCACATCTTCTGAAACTTCCATGCGCTGTCCGCCCTGATCGTTCAGGCATAAGCCTGTTTTTCCAGAGCGATTCTCAGGACTTCCGGCAGCTCTTTGCCACGCTTTGAAGCCCTCGCCAGAATACCCAGACATGCCTTCGGACTCAAATAGTATCTTTCCGGCGCCTTGTCCTGCAAAATCCGCGACAAGGTAGATGCGTTTTCTTCTCTGGGGAACTCCCCAGTACTGAGCGTCAAGAACCCGCCATGCGAGACTGAAATCGTCTGCCACGATTTCTCCGGCGTTCGGCCATTTCTCAGGTCGAGGAGTATCAATCTTGTATCCCTTGACCGAGCAGACCGCTTCGAGTACGGACTGGAAGTCCGCGCCCCTGTTCGAGGAGAAAGCGCCTGTGACGTTCTCCCACACGATGTATTTCGGATATTCGCCATTGGTCGCCCTCCTCATTTCTCTGACGATTCGTATTGCTTCATAAAAAAGAGAAGACCTGGAGCCGCCCAGACCTTCCCGTTTGCCCGCAATTGACATGTCCTGGCACGGTGAGCCGAATGTGATGATGTCAACTGGCTCTATCTTCGCGCCGTCCATCTGTGACACATCGCCGTAGTGCTTTACCTGCGGCAGCCGTTTTGTCGTTACCCGGATAGGAAACGGTTCGATTTCGCTTGCCCACTTCGGTTCGATTCCGGCGATGATGCCGCCGAGTGGGAACCCTCCGGAGCCGTCGAACAGGCTGCCGAGCGTGAGATTATTCTTTTCCATCGGCATCCTCCATCATCCCGAGCGCCTGCTCGTATGTGTATTCCTTTCCGTCGCGGATGAGCTTCACATCGGAGGAGTCCTCATTGTGTGAATGCAGATATCTCACGACCGCCACATCCACATACTTGGGTTCAAGCTCCACGCCATAGCAGACGCGGCCTATCTGGTCGCAGGCGATGAGCGTTGAAGCAGAGCCGAGGAATCCGTCCAGCACGAGTCCGTTCGTCGCGGTGCTCTGCTCGATGAGGTAGGCGATGAGCGGGACGGGCTTTGAACTAGGATGTCCGAATCCGTCCTCCTTGGAGTTCTTCACGCCGTCAAACTCGAAGACGGCTTTCTGCTTCTGATCGCCGTACCACTTGTGCTTGCCGTCCTTTTTCCATCCGAAGATGATCGGCTCCATATTGAACTTCCAGTCCGTCCGCATCAGCGGAGCGCGCGGCTTTTTCCAGATGAGTCCGGCTCCTACCTTGAATCCGGCGTCCTCGAAGGCGTCGTAGAACACGCGCGCCTGCATGGTCGCGTAGAACTCGTAAATCGATGCGTCGTCCGCCATGCAGTTTTTGAAGTTGGTGAAGCACTTCATCAGAAAGTCGTATGCCTGTGTTCCCTTGAGGTCGTCGTTGGCGATCTTCCCTGACGCGTTCTCGAGGTTGACGAAGTAAGGCGCGTCGGTGCAGACGAGATTGACCTTCGCGTCTCCGAGCAAACGGCTGAATGTCTCCGGGTCTGTGCTGTCTCCGCAGATGACCTTATGTTTTCCAATCTGCCAGAGGTCGCCGTCCTTGGAGAAGCAGGGCTTCTCCAGTTCCGCGTCAACGTCGAAATCATCCTCCTCGGCTTCGGTTTCATTGCCGAGAAGCTTCTCGAGGTCGGCTTCATCGAATCCGAGCAGGGACAAATCGAAGGCGTTCTCCTGCAGGTCGGCCAGTTCGACGGACAGCATCTCCTTGTCCCATCCGGCGTTGAGCGCGAGCTGGTTGTCGGCGAGGATGTAGGCGCGTTTCTGCGCGTCGGTCAGATCCTCGGCGAAGACGCAGGGAACGGTTTTATAGCCTTCCTCGCGCGCCGCGGCGATTCTGCCGTGACCGACGAGGATGTTGTAGTTGTTATCAATCACAGCCGGGCTTACAAATCCGAATTCACGGAGGGAACTTCTCAGCTGTGCAATCTGTTCTTTACTATGCGACCGGGCATTCCGGGCGTAAGGCACCAGTTTGTCGATTGGCACCTGTTCCAGTCTTTGTGTATTCATTTACATTCCTTTCCGGGCGCGGAGCAGGCGTTCCATCACGTCGTCCTGCGGATTCGTGCCGCCGTATTCCGCGGAGCAGTTTTCCTTCACGATCTGGAAGATCTCGTCCCACAGGCGGTTAGCCTGATTCATGTAGTTGATGCCGATATTGATGAACGGCGACGGGATCGGCTTCCCAGTCGTCGGATGCTTGCTGAGGTATCCGAGTTTGGTTGTCATTTCCTCGCACTGAATCCACCTCGCAGAGCACATCGCATAACGCTCCAGAAGCTGCGGTGATACGGCCTTGGCGACGCCGAGCTTGTCGAGCCATTCCCAAGTCTCGCGGTAGATGTCCGCGGCTTCCAAGGTGGAGCCGTCGTGCTGCCGGGCCGATAAGAACTCGTGCGGTTCCGGCATGTCCTCGCCCTCGGTATCCGGGATGTCCAGGACCTCGAGCTTTCTGCCGCCCGGATTCCCGTTCTCGTATTTCTCCTTGACGGCGGTTTTCTTCCGGCCAGCGCCGGGACGTCTGCCGCCGCGACCGCCAGTGTTATTCGATTTTGT